GGTCGAGCTTGATGTAGGTTTCGTAGACCATCACCCGCTCAAGCTCCGGCTGCACCGGGAGGCCGTTGTCGTTTATGTTATCTTGCCAAGCCTCAGTGCGGGCAATGCGCTCGCTCGTGAGGTCTAGGGTCTTAGCATCTGACCAGTTGATGAGCTTGACCTTGGCTTCGTCGTAGCCTTCCTTAATGAGGTCCGCACGGGTCTTAAGGGTCCGATGGGCCGCGCAATTAGACATCTCCAGCGACGGCGCGTCATCGACGATGAACTCTTCCGGCGCAATGGTATGGACACCAACCTTGCTGGTGTCAATGCGGCGCTTCAGCTTGCCACGGTAGCGTGGGTTAAAGGGGTCGCTACCTTCGACTTGCTCAGCTTCCAGGTCAGGGATGTCATCGCGGACTGAAAGGGCCTGAATGTCCTGTAGGGACGCATCAGGGATTTCCTCTTCGATGTCCTCGTAGCTCTCATCCCAGAATATCTTTACGACACCCGCACGGGCCACAAGGCCGTTATGGATCACGTCACGGATCATCCCGAAGCCGTCGTTCATCCGCCATATCTGGTACGAGCAGTACTCAGTGGCGATGCGGCTGCTCTCAATGTCCTTGTCGTTCAGCGGCGGGAAAGAGATGATGTTGTCGGGGTTGCCACTGAATGTTTCGATAAGCTGGGCCTTCGCCATCTCAACGCTGTCGTAAACGTCAGTGGCGACGTAGGACGAGCGGCCTTCGTTCTGCCGCTTCGGGAGTTGCGAGTTGTAGTACTTTAGGACGCGCTCCCGCTCCGCACTCAGGCGGCTATCCACGAAACCGACACCGTGCCGAACCTTTTGTTCGACAAGTGCCAGAATATCTGAGTCGCTTAGCTTTTTAGATTGCGCCATTTTTATATCGCTTCAGCATAATATTCTGCGGTGACGGCTATAGGCTCAAACGTGCCTTCATGTATGTGATTGGCAATGGCTAACGCCATGACCGTATCGTCGTAGCAACCCTGCTCAGCTTCCATCTTGCCGCTCTCCGTAACTACAAAGGACATTATCTCGTCCAGGGTTGTCTGGTCGTAGACAGTTATGCCGCGTTCGCGTATCTCGCCACGCAGCTTGTCAATGATGAGCGGGCGTGAACTGATGTTCGTTTGGAAACCAATGTTCAACGTCTCACGGTCTGCCATCTCGCCTTCTTTCAAGTCGAAGAAGCAATTCGGATATCCGAAGTCCTTCCAGAGCCTTATACACACAAGCAGACCGTGACCGTTCCGTTCAGGCGCAACGAGTGCCATGTTGTAATATTCCCCGAGGGCCTGTAAGACCCGCGCGAAGTAATCTGGCGCAACTTGGCCGCGCCACACTGCTACCTGCCGCTTCTTGCTGTCCAGAATTTGAGCTACGCAGTAGTCGCTCTTCTCTGGATTGCGGATGCCGACAGAAACGTCTGCGCCGATGACGTATGTCTCAGGTGCCCGCCCACGGTCACCATCTTCACGGGGCCGATAGACCAAGAGTTCCCCGCGAGGGTCCTCAACGAGCCTAAAGCCCTGTGGGCCCTGCTCAACGGCCATACGGGCAATCGGAGCGGGAGCTTGGTCGCGCATCTGCTGCGCCCATTCCAGGTCAAACACAGGACGACCGGACGTGATGAACGCCTCGTCAGCCGTGCATGGGTACTCCTGGCAGAAGAGGTCGAGGCCGTTGGTCGCCACCTTACGACGACGCCAGTAAAGCTGCGCGTCATCAAGACCAAACTTCTCCGACAGTTCTTCTTCGTCTGGGGTGCGCGTGAAGCTTGGCGGGGGCGTCTCGCGGTATTCATCGCTTTCGAACCAAGCCGAGAAGAACGGTTCGAACTCGTTTGCGCCGGAGACTGCGCCAGCCCACAGGTCGTGGAATTGGCCTGTGATACCGTTGGCCGTGCTTTCCACGAAACACATTGTCCCAGGGCTGCTAGGCAGGGCCTGGATAAGACCGTTAAAGTTATCCTTAGCGAAGGTCTTGGGCCAGAAGGCCACCTCCGACAGGTGCATACATTGCAGCGTCTCGCCTCGCGCAATGCCGTCGCCACCGGCAGTGGCCACAATCATGCCGCTGTCCAATGAAGCGAAGGCAAGCTCGCGCTTGTTGCTGTACTTCTTCTCAGGCTGGAGAATTTCAGGGAGGTGGGC